CAGACTGATGACATACCGGGATTGATTGCAGCCCTCGACGCTGTTGTAGACACCGTCAAGGCAGAGACAGTTCTGATCTTGGCTGATACAGCAGACATTCAACCGAAGGTGAGCACACTGAATGCTGCACACGCAGCAGGCAACCTGGGAGCAGATGTGGGCAAGATCAATGGTCAAGTCCTAACTGGCGACGGAGCTGCCACACCGTTTGATGTAGTCTAATGAGCCTGTCAGTCGCAGGTGTTTGGGCAGTCGGCGTATGGGATCAGACCGTATGGGAAGATGGTGTATGGCGAGAAGGTGATGCAGCTGTAGTTGAAGCTGTTACCAAGGGTGGCTCAGCAGCAGAAATACAGGCCATCAAGAAGAAGGTTGCCAAGCGCAGAGAAGAACGAAGAGTTGCCCGAGAGGCAGCAGCCAAGAAGGCTGATGAGTTATTCGAATCAATCTTTGGTGAGGATGAGCCTGAACTGAATGTAGATGGCAAAGCCGTGAAGGTCACTGGTTTACCTGCCCTTCCAAAGTTTGAACACTTACAGAACATTGCCACCATTAAGGATAAGGTGGTCAGGGAGATAGCATTCCTGAATAACAGTGCTGCCATCAAGGAGCACAACCAGAAAGTCCAGAAGTTTGAAGAGGAACTTCACCGGCTGGAAGAAGAGTTACTTGCCGTCCTTGTGCTTACCGAGGGCGAGAACATAGGAACAATTGATTTAAGTAAGTGACACTCACTCTTTAGGAGAGGTTAATGAGTAAAACTTGGATAGTCCAGAACAATGTAGCGTTTGCTCTGATCCCCAAAAGTGGATCGAGCAGTATTAAAAGCACTCTGTACAACCACACTGATCATTATGTCCGGTATCACTGGAATGATGAGATCGACCATGTTGACACCCGAGTGATGTTCCTTAGGGAACCAATCAATCGGATACATTCAGCATACCGGTTCTTTAAGAACCAGCACGAGTTAGGTTGTAAGCATGTCGGCAACTGGTGTCCCACCGGGACATTCGAACAGTTCATCGATCATGTGTTACAGCAACCGAATCCCCATTGGGATTCACAAGTCAAGCAGGTGACTGATAAGCATGGGCTTTACGTACCCACTATCACGCACAAGTTTGAAGACATTGGCGAGATGTGGTCACACTACAGTGACGCAACTCTGAACCATAAAAACGCAGCTCCCACGCACTACGACATTGATGCTGAGTACCGGATAGAAGAACTCCTGGCTCACACTGAAGATGACATGTTGCTGTGGAACAACTGCACCTACGTTACCCCGAGAGGATAAGTACATGACACCAGAAATGACCCAAGAATTTAATGAATATGCTGAGATGTTTGCCACCGCAGGGTGGAAACGATATATCAAGAACACCATCGAGCACCGCGCGGCAACGCTAGAAGCGGCTCCCTCAGGTGCACTGACGAATGACCAATGGCAGTTTTGCCGTGGTCTACTCAATCAGCAAGACGCATTGATCGGCTTCGAGAAGTTTGTCGATGCAGTGAAAGAACAAGTCGTCCTCGACGATGAGGATAAAGAGGATGACGATGAGTAAACTCATGTTGTTTGATTTCAAGTGCCCCGATTGTGGGGGCACTGATGAGTACCTTTGTAGGAGCACGGCCACATCATATAGGTGTGATCACTGCGGGGGTATTCAATTGAGGGTAATCAGTGGCACGACCTTTAGGCTCGATGGCACTGACCCCGGCTTTCCCACAGCCTATGCAGGCTGGGAGAAGAAAAGAACTAGCAGAAAAGATGTGGAATAATCCCTGCTATTAATGTAACCGTTATAGGACAATTACAATGCCAGAAGAAAAGTTTGAAGAAGTGAATCTGTTTGACGAGGATAAATCAGGTGAAGGTGACGTAACCAGCACACAGACCCTCGAAGCAGACGAAGGCACCAAAGACGAGTTTATCATGCCCGAGAAGTTCGCAGGCAAGACCGTCGAAGACGTAGTGAAATCTTACACAAACCTAGAAAGTGAATATGGTCGTAAGAACAACGAAGTCGGGGAGCTTAGAAAGCTGACGGATCAAATCCTCAGACAACAAGTCACACCCCCTGCAACTACGCAGGTGGTCGATGACGCCGCAAGTAATGAAGTAGGCTTCGACGATTTAGTCGAAAACCCAAATGCAGCAGTGAACAAGGTACTCGATTCGAATCCTCGCATTGCAGCAATTGAAGCTGACATCGCTACCAACGCACAGAGTAAAGCTCACGATGCCATTTTAGTAAGGCACGAAGACGCTGATGCAGTGGTTGGGAGTGCTGAGTTTCAATCATGGGTAGGTGAGAATCCTAGCAGGCAAAAGATGTTTGCCGATGCTTCGAACAACCTTGATCATGGGACAGCAGCAGAAATGCTAGACCTGTACAAGTCAAGTGTTCAATCGAAGACTGACGCAGCAACGGAGACCCGAGATGCAAAGGCCAGTGAAGGCTTAAAGAATGCCACCACCGAAAAGGGTGGCAAGAAACCAGCTGCAAGCAGGAAGATTTACAAGAGAACGCAGCTGATTGATTTAAAGATTCATGACCCACGCAAATACGAGTCCATGTCAGCAGAGATTCAACTAGCCTACGCCGAAGGACGAGTAAGATAATCGTCCACTAACGAGTTAATTAATCTAGGAGATTATAATGACTTCAGGTGTACTAGGTACAGCCGCGTCGCACGTCACAACTACCTCCAACGCAGTCTTCATACCGGAGCTGTGGAGTGATGACGTCATCGCCGCATACAAGACCAACCTCGTGTTGGCAAATCTCGTTACCAAAATCCCTCACATTGGGAAAAAAGGTGACACTCTGCATATCCCCGTGCCGACACGTGGTTCTGCTACAGCGAAAGTAACTGAGACGCAAGTCAAGGTTCAATCTTTCGTAGAGACCGAGGTTAGCATTTCAATCGATAAGCACTTTGAATACTCACGTATCATCGAAGACATTCTTGCCAAGCAAGCAATTGATTCGTATCGTGCTTTCTACACTGACGACGCCGGTTTTGCTCTGGCTACTCAGACCGACGACGACCTGTTTGCCCTGTTAGAAGGGTTGCAAGGTGGTACAGTTGGTGGTACTGGTGCTGCTCTTTGGGAAAAGGCTGTTATCGGTGGCGACGGAACTTCATTGTATACCGGTGCTACTTCTAACGATACTGCTCTCACTGACGTAGGTATCCGTAAGATGATCCAAACCCTTGACGACGCCAATGTCCCTCAGAGCAATCGCTCTCTGGTCATTCCGCCTGTCGAGCGCAACACCCTTATGGGTCTTGCACGTTTCACCGAGCAAGCATTTGTTGGTGAGATGGGAATGGGCAACACCATCCGTACCGGTAAAATCGGTGACATCTATGGCATCGACGTTGTTGTAACAAGCAACTGTCCTTCCATCGACTCCGCTGCTACCCGTATCGGCGCTCTCCTGCACAAAGATGCTATCGCATTGGTTGAGCAGATGAGTGTACGGTCACAAACTCAGTACAAGCAAGAGTGGCTTGGCGACCTGTTTACCGCAGATACTATTTACGGCACAGGTGAGCTACGCAACGATGCTGGTATTGCATTTGCTGTCCCTGCCTAATCGGTAGTTAATCGAGGGGGCATCTAGCCCCCTCACTTCAAGGAGAAGAACATGAGTACATATTTAAATGGTTCTATCGCCTGGAACGTCGGAGACATTCTTGATGGTGACGAAGCCTCACAGGACATCACTGTAACTGGTGCTGCTCTCGGTGACTTCGTAAGTGAAGTCAGTTCAAGTCTGGACATTCTCGACCTTACCATGACAGCTAATGTAACAGCTGCCAATACTGTGACTGTTGTTTTAAACAACAACACGGGTGGTACTGTTGATGCGTTGACACCGACAATTACCGTGCGTGTGACCACAAAATCAGGTTTACACCTGTCTTAATCGGGAGATTGTTATGAGTAGATTATCAGGCCCGTCCTTAGAGCAAGCATTCAATATTGCTGACCTTGCCATCAGTGCTGAGTCGTCTGTTGACGTCACAGTACCCGGTGCGAAGTTAGGTGACTTTGTGCTTTGCAGCATGGACATCGATCTGGAACAGGGTTCCCTGACAGCTAATGTCAGAGCACTGAACACTGTAGAAGTGACTTACATCAATGATGCGGTCGATCCTAGTGATCTACCGGCAGGCACATTGCGTGTGAAAGTCATCCCGTTCGAAATCGTTTAACCCAATGGGGACTTTGTCCCCATTACTAATTCAGGAATAAAGAATGAACTATCTTGACATTGTCAATTCCGTCTTACGCAAAGTGCGTGAAGACGAGGTACTCACAGCAGATGAATCCGAGTACTCCAAAGTCATTGAGGGCTTTGTTCTAGCAACCAAACGTGAAATGGAGTCGGCCCATCAGTGGTCAACCCTACGCACTACCATCGCCCTGTCGGTCACTACTGGTGACCCCTCTTGGTCAATGACCGGAGCAGGCAAACGGTACACGGTTGATGACATCTATGATGCAACTAATAACGTATTTCTATTGCCGATTATGGCAATACAGGGCCGTCGTAAAAATGCTGATGGCGACTCAGGTACACCCACACATTACTGGTTCGAGGGAGTTGATTCAAGTGGTGATGCTATCATCCTGCTCACCCCTGAGCCAAATGACTCATTCACAATCAACTGCAATCTCTTCGTGCCACAGACTGACACACTGGCTGACGGTGACGAAGTCACAATGGACGAATGGCCTATCATATTAGGTGCGTATGCTAAGGCTGTTGCCGAGCGTGGTGAAGACCAAGGGCGTACCTCAGGTGAGATGCTACAGCAGTACCAGTCAGCTCTGGCTGACGCAATCGGCCTTGATATAGCCCGTAACTGGGGTGAAGACGTTTGGCATGTCTAAGCCACTAGTCCCCTTAACAGTTGAAGCCCCAGGATTCTTGGGACTCAACAGTCAGAACTCTGGCTCAGTGCTTCCCCCCGGATGGGCAAGCAAGTTGGAGAATTTCGTGTGGGATGACGTTGGTCGATTGGCAAGCCGTAAAGGAAGTCAGCAGTTGAATGCAACTGTCATCACCAACACACCGACCATCAGGCAAACCTTTGAGTATGTAGACGCCACTGGCGCAGTGCTCAATATAGTTGCAGCCGATAACAAACTGTACAAGGAAGTCGGCGGGACGATGACTGACATCTCTGGCGCAATCACTACACCCACTGGGGATGACTGGCAGTTTGCCAACTTCAATGGCTGGTGTGTAGGATACCAAGTAGGACATATACCGGTGCTGCTCGACACAGTCGCAGGCACCTTCGTCGACGCAGATGACTTCGGCGGCGTAGGAACAAAGACCATGCACAACGGCACAGCCGTGCTCAGTGCGTATGGCAGAGTTTGGACGATCTTAGGCAACACCTTGTACCACACAGATTCCCTCGTGCACAACTATGCGGGTGGCACATCAGGCAGTTTCAACCTTGCAGCTTACTGGCCTCAGGGCATGGACACGGCAGTGGCAATGGTAGACTTCAATGGCTACCTCGTTGTCTTTGGTCAAAAGGGCATGATCGTCTACCAGAATCCAGATGACATCTCTGTGATGTCTATCGTTGAGGGCGTTGAAGGTTTGGGCTGCATCGCACGAGATTCGATACAGATGGTAGGTAAGGAAGTGGTCTTCCTGTCCAACTCAGGGCTTCGTACCTTGAGTCGAACCATTCAAGAGAAGAGTATGCCCATCACTGACATCTCAAAGAACGTCCGTGATGACCTAGTCACACTCGTAGCCAGTGAGACAAAGATACAAATCAAATCGATATACAATTCGAAGGAAGGCTTTTATTTATTGAGCCTGCCTACCTCGGGGGTCAGTTTCTTATTTGATCTGAAGTTCCCTAATGAAGATGGCTCAATGAAAGCAGCCAAGTGGGACATTGCCCCAACGGCAATGCACTATAGCCTAAACAACATCATGTATACTGCCCTAACGGCAGGGTTTGTCGGCACTTATACGGGCTTCAACGACGAAAAAACAAGTGCAGGAGCAGGTGGCACCTCATATAATGTAGACTTCGAGGGTACATGGGATGATTTCAGCACCGCGACCGAGGGCGTCGGGCCGCTGCTGAAGATCATGAAGCGTGTCAGTGTACTGGCAGCTGGACTGCCAAGTGGAGCAGTGAATTTCAAATGGGCTGTGGATTATGGAAGCACATTCAAAACTATTGCTATGTCATTTGCAGCACAAAATCCTGCACGGTTTGGTGTAGCGTTATTCAACGACACACTGTACAGGTTCTCAGCATTTGGAGAGTTTGAGACAGTCAAGAGTAGCATCTCTCGATCAGGCCAAGTCATCAAGATCGGCCTCGTTGCCACCATCGACGGTAGTTCATTCGCAGTCCAGAGGATCAACCTTCTGGCTAAACTAGGAAAAATAGGAATATAAGATGACTGATTACACAAACAGTTATGGTGCAGCCTCTAAGGACTCGGGTAACGACATCATTCTGGCTGCTGATATTAGTGCACAGTTCGATTTGATTGTCACCATGTCAGGCACAAAAGCAAACAAGGTAGCAAGCCCCACTGTTGACTACATGGTACTCATGGACGCCGGGGGCGACCTGAAGACTGGTGGACAAACTATTGCTGAGCTATTAGCCGACACTCCCCTGACTGGTGCGCCGACACTCGGCGGCACAAACTTAGTGGATGCTTTCCCCTCAGGCACAAACATGGTATTCTACCAGACAGCAGCCCCGACAGGCTGGACTAGAAACGTAGATGCTGCACTGAATGACCATGCTCTACGGATCATGACCTCAGGCACATGGGCTATTGGCTCACACGGTACTACAGCATTCAGCACTCAGTTCGCTCAAGCATTTGCGAGTGAGACCTTCCAACTGTTAGCAACTCACTTACCAGCGCACGATCACGGGAGCGCAGGAGCGCACACGCACGATGTCACAGCTAAGTCTGGTTCAGGTGTTGCTACGGCAATCGAAGTTAGAAACGACGTCACAAATGTAGCTGACGTCACCGACGCAGCACAGTCAGCTGGTGCACACACGCACACCAGCGTCGGTGGAGATACAGCTCACGGACACGATGTCAATCTTGGTGTCAAATATCTTGACATGATCATAGCTTCGAAAGATTAATGAAACCTGATTCAGACATGACCTGCCCCTACACAGGGCACAAAGAAACCTGCCGGGATCACTATGCCAATTGTCCAAAATGGATGAATGTCGTGGGCACTGACCCACAGACAGGGGCAGCAGTCAATCAATGGAACTGTGCTGACGCATGGTTACCTATCCTGCTGATCGAGAACTCACAGATGCAGAGGCAGACTGGCGCAGCCGTGGACTCATTCAAGAATGAGATGGTCAAGTCGAATGAGTTCAACACACAAATACTACTTACAGCAGTACGACAAGTACCCGAACTGCCTAAGATAATCAACGATGAACCAATTGGAGAACAATAGTAATGGGATTTTTTGACTTTTTAACTGGCAGTGAAGGGTCACCAGCACAAGCTGGAACTGACCCATTCACTACGACCAGCGGCTTATTTGACACCAGCTTCGATGCCGACAAGAACCTGAATATCCAGGCCAACCCTTTGTTGCAACAACTGCAACAGATGGGGCTTTCTAGTGCTGGTATCTTCGGGAATCAAATGCAGACTGACCCAGGTATAGCTGGTGCACAGAACTTGGGCCTTCAGTTCCAGAACCAGTTGCAAACCACTGATCCATTCCAGATGCAACAGCAGTTGTTCAATCAGGGTAATGTTGGTTTGATGCGCAGGCAACAGGAAGCACGTGATGCCCAGTTTTCACAAGCCCTCGGGCGTGGTCGAGCAGGTAGCACAGGACTACTCAGTAATGAGGGGGATCGACTGGCACTGTTACGGGCACAGAATGAACAGACACAAGGTTTATTTGATCGATCCTTTGGTCAAGCTCAGCAGGTGCAAGCACAGACTGCTGGCTTAGCTCAGAACTTCTCACGGTTGCCATTGCAGATGCAACAAATGCTGTCTCAGTTGACTAGCTCAGGCATCAACCAAGCTCTCGCCATTGAAGGTGAAGGCAGGGCGCAGGCAGGACTCGGTGGGCAGTTAGCCAGCACACAGACAGGTGCGGTTGAAGGCAGTACTGGATTATTTGGAGAGACCTTGCAAGGTCTTGTTGGCGCAGGACTTGGTGTCGCTGGCAATGCACTATTTCCAGGGTTCGGAGCACTCGCAAGTGGATTCATTGGCAATGACGGCCCCGGTGGCAGTCAGAGGGTATAAACGTGGTATCACTATTTAGATCACCAGAAGAAGTAAGGCTTGACACACTCAGGCAGAACAACCCTAACGCTACAAGCGTAAATCTAGCTGGCAGAGGCTTCGGTCAAAAGGCTGGTCGGGCACTGTTCGG